GTCAAGGTCTGCCTGCGTCCACCCCTCCCGTCGCATCTGTTGCTCTAGTGCTGCCGCCTTCGCCTCTGCCCGTAGTGCTCTGGCCTTGGATTCTTGCAAGTGCATCTTGAGCGCCTCAATGAGGTAGTGGTTTTCCAAGCGTTCAATGGGTGTCATTTCAGTGCCTCCTGTGCGATTTGCCGCATGCTAAGCGCCCAGTTTCCGTGGTAGTCTCGGATGCGCTCCAATGCAAACGTTAGCATCTCAGCACGCTTCTCTGCGTCTTTGAGATCCTGTCTAAGTGCCTCAATGATTGATTCAGCCAAATCAGGATCACGCCGGTATTTCTCTTTCCAGGTCATTCATCCTCCTCCCATTTGCCCAACGTCCTCAAGAATGCCTCTGCCCGCTGTCTGGCTGTTGCCAGTGTTGCCTCGTATGTTGCGTCAAATAGCAGTGCAATATACTCGTCAGTTTGCTCTTTGGTGAGCACCCCCTCAGCCCTATGCATGGCGTTTAGATCTGTGCAGTAGTTTGGCAAATATTGATATGCGTTCCCGCCTTGCCCAGGATTCATGGGCGGATAACCCCACAAAGTGTGATTGTGCCACGGGCCGCTGTCGTGAATGTCAGTCCACCCACATGCCTCCGCAATCGCTTGGTTAATCTGTTCGTCAGTCATCTCTGTGGTTCCTCCAATTCGCGGATGTTTTCAAGCAGATCATCAATCTCCTGCTGAGTTCGTACGCACGGCGGTCTTAAGTTGGTCAGGTCATCAATAACGGACATCGCTCTAGCAAGCATGTCCCAGACTTGTTCGAGTTCTTGGTTCATTTCAGTGTTGCCTCCAGTTCGCCTAAATCGCATCCCAGCTCTGCCGCTACGCTCATGCGGGCCTCGATCTCGCTCTCAGCCTGGACGGCCCAGAATCGGTACGGCTTCCAGTCGTGTGAGACTCGGTAAGTCAGTTTTTTTATTTGGTATGCTGTGGTCATATTGGTTTCGGTAGTTAGGGTATTAGACGGGGCTGTTAGCCGCCTCCGTTGGCCGTCTGGCTGCGTTGAGTTCACGCCGGTCGCGGATAAACGATACGATGGAACCGTAGGTCAGCCCCACGGTGTCCACGTTAACCTGGTTGAGCAACTCGCATGCCCGCTCGAAATGCGCCTCCAGATCCAGCCTGCGCTCATGCAGGGGCGGGTGCACTACTTCGCACGCCAGGCAAGGGCGGCTTGCCAGTGCGTTCATTTCGTCGTGCAGCACCTGGTTGAGTGCAATCTGCCGGGCTAAACGCTCGCCCAAATCTTGGGCAGCTGCGTACACGTCGGCCTTGGTAATGTTGGCTAGGTCAAGGGTCATGAGTCTGTAGTCGGTTAGTTGCTGTGCCAAGTTTAGAGGTTTTTTGTCATTTCGTGAATCCGGCGAGCCTGCTCAATTTCTTCAGGCGTCAGATCCCGCAGATGGTAACTCTCGTTTTTGGGGGGCTCGCCGCTGCGCCCCAAGCGCGAGCGGGCGGAGTCCTCTTCCTTACTTTTCTCTGTTTCTCCCGCTGCCGCTTTGGGCGGCGCGGAGAAACTGTTCTCTTTCTTATTAAAGAGGTCTTGTGGTGACCTCACGTCGCAGTCACGTGGTGACCTCACGCGTAGGTCTTGTGGTGACCTGCCGAGGTCTTGTGGTGACCTGCTAATCGAAGCCAAAAAAAAGGAATTTCGAGTTGCTCGCCGCGCTGCGTTTGAGCCGGAAAACCGGCGCACTAGGTCAGCTTTTACCAGCGCCTCAATAGCAATTCGGACCGTCCCCCGTGAGCACCCAACAAGCTCCGCAATCTGCTCATAACTGGCAGAAAATCGTCGCTTATGTTCGGTGCTGGCTGCGCTTTGAAAGTGAGTCAACGCGCAGTAAACCGCAAATGCGTTAATGCCTAATTTGCCAGCTTCGACAGCGGCTCCCCTGCACTGCCAAGCCCACGGGCCTTCGTCTTTTGGTGTCTCAGATCGCGGTGTCATTTGCGTTTTTTGTCAGGCTCTGGTGCTTCTGGCTTGTTGCACTGGATCCAAACGGTGCCGGTCACTTTTGGATCTTTTGGGTGGCGGATGTATATTTTGGCAGTAGCTTTTTTGGTGTCCTGCTCCGCCATTCCAGCCCGGTTGCGACGCTTGGTCGCGGTCAATGAACAGCAGGGGGGGTGATCTTCTGGTGCCGGGACGCGCTGCAATGTCATTACCTCACGTGCCCAGTTCGTCAGTGCGGATGACCCAAAGCCCGAATATGCCAAATCACTATCAGTTGCCACATGTCCTTCGCGCGGCTTTGGCAGGTGATGAATGAGGCACATAACGCACCCAGCCTTTGACGAAATGCGATTAAGTGAGTTGCAAAAGGTTGTTACTACGCCCTGGTCGGAAAGGTCGTCGCCGATGTAGCACATCAGCGGATCAATCCACACTAGGTCAGGTTGATGCTTAATAACCAGCGCCTCAAGGACTCGCAAAAATTCAGGCCCGGCGTGGACGTTGTCGCGGTAAAAGATGATGCGTTGCGAGAGGCATGCTAGTTCATCCGGCGTGATCTCATTATTGCTACCTTTGGAGTATTTACTAACTACGCCCTGCAACACGTCAGCCTGATCGCCAATATCATTTTCAGCTTGGATGATTAATGATTTAAGCGGTCGAGCTGCTCGGATTGAAAACGTGCAGGCTTGCGAAAACAGATGGTCAGGATCGAGCGCCCACCCAATCGCAAGCTGCATTGTTAGGGAGCTTTTTCCGATGCCTGATTGCGCGTTGAGGAGCAGACTCCCACCTTTGCAAAGCCAACGGTCACCTAGGACCGTGTTAGGATCGTGTTTGGTATCATAGGCCAGCAACTCGTCAAAGCTGGTCTGACGGACCTCGCCTAGTCCCTGTTCTGCTGCGGCAACTGTCACCGCATCGCCTAGGCTCGCCACAACGTCAACCGTTGGCTCTCCCGCAGAGAGTGCCTGGGTCGCATGTGTCAGCTTTGCCAGCAGTTCCCGCCGCCGGAATGCGTCCTGTACCAGCGCGCACCAGTCTGGCAGCGGGTGAAGGCTCGGCATGGTTGCCGATAAGTCAGAGATCGCCCCGAACGGAATGCCCTGGGTCGCCAGCCGGTGAAAGACTGAAATGGGGTCCAAACTAGCCCCCTCGTCTGCTGCTGCCCGGATCCCGGCAAAGATTGCAGCCAGCTGTGGATTGTAAAAATCACCCGCTCGGAGCCCGCAACTGGTGACAATCTGTAGAGCTGTCTGTGGCGCAAAAAGCAGACAGCCTAGCACCGCCCGCTCGGCCTGATCGGCCTGCGGGATCGTGATGTCGCTCATGGCTACAGCGCCGCCTCAAAGTCTCGCTGCATGCGGGCAAACGGCGACAACGTCTCTGCCTCAAGCGTCCCCTCAAACATCTGCACGGCTTTGGCAAGCGTCCACGTCTCCATGCTGTCCCCGTCAATCCCCGCCTGTCCACAGCCCACCAGCGCCCTGTGCGCCTGCTCTAACTCTCCCGCAATTCTCTCAGCCTCTTGGTTTTCGGTTTTGTTCATTTGTCTCCTCAAAAGTGTTGCGCGTTAATCGGATGCGCGCCCCCCGGTTGACAGACTAGAACGGGATCTCGTCGGACTCCAGATCGGTTCCGGCCGATGCTGGCAACCAGCGCTTAATCTCAAGGTAAGCCTTGCCGGTTTTCTCGCTGATCCTGTCACCGGGCGCGAGTTCAACCTTGGCAATCTTGCCAATGCAGTCCTCCGTTTCGATTACCAGCGTCTTGCCTTCGACGACCTTTTTCCCAATGGCTGTTGCAAACTCGGCCACGTTGCGGGAGTTCTTGGAGGTAAAGACAACCCAGCTTTTGAAGGTGAGCGGTCCGACTTTGACCTCCAACTGAAGCATCTCGTTCCCAGCTTTTGAGGTCGCTTCAATGGCGTGCTCGATGCGAGCCAAATGGATTCCGGCTTCGATAGACTGTTGCTGTTCTGTGGATTCAATTTTTAATGATGGCATGGTGTGTTTTGGTTAGATACTGAAAGCTGCAAAGAACCTCTCCGGGAATGCCACTGCCTGCGTGGCAATGTCTGCAGGAATGTCCAAATAGGTCTGGCCTTCTTCGATCCAGCGTCGTTTTAACGCTCCTGCCGTGACTTTTTCACGCTGGGCGTCGGTCTTGTCAGAAAGAAGTCGTTGCATCGGATTGATGCGCTGGATCGGTTCCGGCAGAGGTTGGGAGGTTGCTTCAATCTGGATCGGTTCCACTTCGGTCTGCACTGTCACTGGCCCGAACTCTGCCACCTCCTCAGGTGCGTAGAGCCCGGACAGGACGCCAGGGTAGATGCCACGCACTGCCTCGCTGATGCACCTAGCCTTAAGCATCTGCCTCGGAAACTTCTTCCAAGTTGGATTTCCAGTTAGCCCGGCGCGCTCTGCGTCCTTAATAGTCCAGCCCACTTTTAGCGAGCCTCCCTGCGGATGCGTGAACGTCCCTGAGACTGCCTCGTGCGTGTAGTCGTGCCACTCCACGCGGCCTCCAGCCTGTTGGAACCGTGCCAGCATGGCCTCGGACTTGAGAGACGGTTTGCCGTTAATGATGTGGTAATCGCGAGCGGCCTCGGCTGGATGCCGCCCCTCGGCTTGGCAGAGTAGCCCGAGGGCTAAGGCCTGCTCTGCGGTCTGGATGCCGAACAGCTTAGATTTTGCAATGGCTTCAGCCATTAACTTAGTTTGATCAAATGGGATTAAGTTCATGCTATTTCTTTTGGGTTGATTCCTGCTGCTTTTAATTTGTCTGAGAAAATAATTTCACTGCATTTGCTGCATACAAAATAGACTCGTTCGCGAATATATGCTCTTTGACAGCAAAGGCTTACTGGTTCTTTTTTATGCCGATACAGGCAAACACTTTCGTTTTCTAAAACGCGCGATTCAATCCAATCTTGGACAGGTTGCGTATGCATCATTTGTTTGTCGTCAGTTTCTTTCCCGCCTCTAAAATAAGCAATGCGTCGGCGGTCTTGAGCGTCACTGTGAGTTGCGGATATAGCGCCTGAGCGCGTCCTTTGAGATGAGCTTTCCATCTGTTGCCGTGGGTCTTTTTGTCGCCCAGCCCGAGGGCCTGTTGCCACTTTTTCGGCGGTAGGTACTCGATGCGCGCACCATAGGCGGCCAGCAAACCCTCGATGCGCCCATAGTTGCGAAACATGGTAGCCATGCTTGAACCAGACATCTTGCCCGCAAACTTTGGCAACTCCTCAAGAAACACGATTGAAGTTGGAAAGAACGGGCCAGCGGTACTCGTAACAAGGATCTGAAACTGCGTGTCGAGGTCGTGCAGCGTTTCAGGCATAGGCAACGCATGAACACTGCCGTCTGTGTCTACGTAAGCGATCCCGCCTCCCACGCCGGGGTCGATTGCGATGTAGTTTTGGCTCATGTCCAGATCTCCCAGTCAATTGCAAGAATGTCATTGGTGGCCAGCGTCACATTGTCACCGCCAGGTCGAATCACTCTGCCTTCTTTCCATGCTGTCCTTCTGATGTAGTTTGCTCCGTGATATGCAAGGTGATTAAATGCGACAGGTGCACTCACAGATAGGAGAGTAAGTGTTGGCTTTATTGGCTCACCTTCCCAGTCGTCTTCTATCAACTCCGTGTAAGCGATAGCAATACTGCCACCATTTTTGGAAATGGTCTGCTCTTTCGGCCACACAGATCTTCGCACCTTCCAACCTGCGGCTAGTTTATCCAGCAATTTGTTTCTTGGTATGTCTTGCATAATTATTTAGTCAATCGTGCCCAAATGCGGGCAAGCACGCTGTGGTTTTCCAAATGATTCAACGACTCTCGAAGCAGTCGCACGGACTCACCTTGCCACGCGATAATCTGCCTAGCGTCTGTAAGTTTTGCCGATGTTTCTTTGAACCTTGCGCGTTCGTCGCGGAGTTTGCGGCGCAGGTGCCAGATTTGTTTTTGCGTGCTCATTTTGCCTGTACAAGTGGAGCCTGCCCAACCTTTCTCTGCACGATCTCATCCGGCAGCACTGCACCCGCTGCGCTCCAAAGAGCCTCGGCCTTTTTGACGCTCATCGAGCCTTGAGCCCGGATCGCGTCGCCTGCACCGATCACTCCGTTGGTGACTGCCTGGGCGACGTGCTCGGCCTCGACGTACTCGGATGCTCTAGGCTTTTGCAGCCTCCAGCCGTGCACCGGCTGCCCAGCTTCGAGCAACTCACGAGCCTTGGCTTTGGCCGCGTCCCGGAAGTCTTCCAGCGTGCTACACGCCGTTAGAAACTTTCCAAGCTGCACCGGGTCATTAAGCACCGCAAGAAACCCCTCGTCCTGCACCGTCGGCGCAAGCCCCGCCACCGTCACCAACGCGCTGTCCTTGCTGGCAACCCGAGCGGGACACGTCAGTGATTTTGCGCACCAGCCGCAGTAGTCATTTTCACGCGGGCCGCTGCCCACGTTGGCTAGGATACCTTTGACCAAAGCTGAGGCGTACTCATATGTCCAAACTTGAGTCACCACTCGTTTTTGGTCACAAAACAACAGATGCGTGGTCCACTGCTGTTCAAAACGCATCTGCATTAAGCCCAGTGCATACGCTGCCATCTGTGCGCTGTAGTCGTAGATTTGCCCGCTCTTAAGGTCCATGCTCCAGTTAGCCCGAGTTGCAACCCCGTCCACAGTGCCAGTGTGCTCCAGCCCCGCCGTCTGCACTCGGCAGGCGTCGTCGGCTGTTATAAGCCCGTCTGCGCCTCCACCAAGATTGATGCACTGGCCAAGCGCCCAGTTAATGGCCGCAGTGTCCTCGTCGTTGAGGTCACCGGGGAGTTCGCCGCTGATCCATGCGTCGCGGAACACGCGGTCTAGCATGGTGCCGCGCGCGGCTGCCGGGCTGCTGCCTGGGGAGCCCTCGTATTGGCCACAGAGGGCCAGCTTGGGAAGTGATGAGTGTCTGATCTTCATTAGAATAGGCTGGGTTGAGCTTCAATGTTGCGAAGGTTTGTCACTGCGTGTTCTGCGTAGCTTTTTTTGAGTTCAGATCCGACAAACTTCCTGCCAAGGGTCAGCGCTCCGTACCCCTCCGATCCAATTCCTGTAAACGGTGAGTAAACCAGATCGCCCGGATTGCTCCAAAGCGTAATGGCTCGCTCGATCACGTCGATCTGTAGTGGGCAAATGTGCTTTTCGTCAGCTTGATCCCTTGCTACTTCGCCGTTTAGGACTCGTCCCTGATCCACTGTCATCCAGACAGGAGACGCCACTTCCTGCCACCAAGATACGGGAAACTCTGATCCATCCTTTGTCACTGGGACAACTGTCTGCCCTGGTGCTCGAAAAACCAGCAGGTAATCAGCGCATCCGACTCGCGAACTGGACGAGTCGGTTTTGAGCGTCTTGTGCAGCAGCCCGTGCGCCTTTGTTCGCTGCATCTCTGTCACCGGACTTTTCCAAATGCAGATGCGAGAGTGAAACAGGAAGTCATGCTTCCAAAACGCGCGGATGATCTCGCCGCTGAAGTCTTGGAACTGGATGGATCCAGTCTTCCATTTCGTGGAAAGCAAATCCACGCAGTGCACCGCCACTTCGCGCCCAGGCTGCATGATCCGTTTGATCTCTTGAATGAGAAAATCAAAGTGCACCATGAAGTCTGCCATAGAGTCACAGTTTCCCATGTCTTGCGGGTCGTTTGAGTAGGTGAAGAGGTCAGCAAAAGGAGGACTGAAAACCGAAAAATCAATCGAACCCGTCGGGATCGTTTTGGCAACTCGGACACAGTCGCCGTGGTGCACTGTCCAATTCTTGCCTAAGTAACTGTCCACTCCGGTTTTTGCTTCTACTGTCTCGGACTTCTGAAAAGTCATTTCTGCTGCTGCTAGTTTCATTTGTTCCTGCATTTGTTCGTGTTGTTGGATTTTCCGTCTAATTGATTGAAGGATGGCTCCTTCCGTCTTTGCCTGCACGATGTAGGCGTTCACCTCTCTAGTCTGCCCAAATCGGTAGCTTCTGCGCAGCGCCTGGTAGAAGTCCTCGAACGAGTAACTCAGCCCCACAAACGCCACGTTGCGGCAGTGCTGCCAGTTTAGGCCAAACCCAGCGATGCTCGGCTTAGTAATAATTACGCGAGCGCGTCCTTGGCTAAAATCACTGAGCAACGTCTCCTTGCGAGTTGATGTGTCAGAGCCTCGGACTTCAATCGCATCCGGTATTCGCTGCGCTAAGTTGTCTGCCTCGTCGTTTGTGTTGCACCACACAATCCAAGGCTCATCCGATCCATTCACCAAGTTTGCGACAGCATCAGATCGGTCTGCCGAGGTCATGCGCATTTCACGATGCATCGTCGTTGCTGATAGCGTGGCAATTCTGAACAAGTCTTCCCCGGTGTTTGTGCTGATGTCAGCGTCCACCAGGATTGTTTGCATGTTAAGTGCTGGCAGATCGTACCCTGCATTTTCAAAACCAATGTCTGAAGGTTTTGAAACGCACGCCGCCCAACTTGCAAGCCACTTCCAAAACTCGCTCTCAGCGTGCTTTTTGAGCCTCCAGTCGCCAGTGTTGAACGTGTCGTTCACGAAGAACGTCGCCAGCATCTGAGCAGGCGAGCAAATCCCGAGAAAATCAGCGTGCTGCCCGAGTTCGGTGTAGTCGTTCGGTGATGGGGTCGCGGTACATGCGAGCCTGTAGGGAGTTTGAGAGAACGCGTCTGTCAGCGCCTTTCTCGTCTTTCCAGTAAAGGATTTGAGAATGCTGCTCTCGTCCAAAACTACTCCAGCAAACACTGAGCAATCAAAATGATCCAACTTTTCGTAATTGGTAATCCAGACTCCTGGTGCGTTAATTTCGTCACCACTGGCAATCTGCTTTGCCTCAATGCCGAACTTCTGCGCTTCTCTGGCAGTCTGTGATGCCACAGCAAGAGGAGTCAGGATTAGCACGCTGCCGCCAGTCTGCCGCACTACTTGGCTCGCCCATTCGAGCTGCTGGGCAGTCTTGCCAAGCCCGCAATCTTCAAACAGTGCGCAGCGGCCTTTTTTAACAGCCCACCGCACGATGTGCGCTTGCCAGTCAAACAGAGGAGCAATGATTGGCAGAGGCTCAAACCCGGCATCACGCACGGTCTTCTTTTTGCCGATGATATAGTCGTCGTAGTTCATTTGGTTTTCCTCTCTGCATTTCTGATCGCCCTGTATTTTTTCGAGCATTCCGGGCTGCATGCTTTAGCAACTCCGCTGCCAGACGGCCTCACCGGCTTAACCTGGTGGCACACGATGCACTCGGCCATTTTAGGGATATTCTTGGAGTTGCGAGTTGCCTTGAGCCGGATGATGCCCATTGCTTTGCTACAAGCCGCGGAACATCCAACCCTGTTAAGGTGCCGTGAGCGAAACTCTACACCGCAGTTTTGACAATTTCTTATCGGAGCCCTGCACGATTGGCATTTGACCGATTTGCGCTGCCTGCGCTCAAAAGTGCACCCGCACTCAGTGCAGGCAATCGTCTGCCAGTCTGCCAGCGGGCCAACTTTGGTGACCGGTGTTGGGATTGTCTCGCTCGGGGCAGGTCGTTTAATAAGCCCCTTGCGGATTGCCGCGGCTACCAGTCCCGGTAACTCTGCCAGCTCTGGCTTGAGCACGTCCTCTGCTAGGCTGCCGAGTCGGGATGTATAGCTTTTCTGGTGCCGATGCGGCGGGCTGTAGTACGGAGCCCCGTTCATTGTGCCGCTCATCGTGAGTAGCGGTCGAGTGCCCAAAGATTGATGACTGTCAGCCCGACCATCGTCAGGGACTCCACTAAGTCGCGAGACCCGCCCAGTGCGAGCAGGTCTATGAGCAAGAGCCCGCCAAATCCGGCAAGATACCAGGCTGTCCGTTTGGGGCGGTTGGGAGGCGTCGGCCCTTGGTAAGGGCGGGAGTAGTGTGAGGTGCTCATGCTTAGGCGTAGATGGCAGTTTCGATGCGCACTACGGTGCTGTTTTGGCACTTGCCAGAGCGGCGCAGTATGCGCTCGGCGCCAATGCAGGTCAACCGGCGGGACCGCGTAATGTGGCGGGTGTACTGCTCGCCGGTGAGCATGTTAAAAAGGGTAATAGTGTGCAGGATCATTTGGTTTTTTGGTTGGTTATCTTACTCTCAGACGAAGATCGGCCTCGTCAGCACCCGCCTTACGGGTGGACGCCCCCTCGGGCGTTTCGGCCTATGATGCCACTTATGCGGCGTCCAAAACGGATTCCCAAAAATTGACTCCGTAAACCATTTCCGTTGC